CCACCTAAAATTTCTTTACGGAATTCAGCTGGAACATCAGTTGGTTTATATACATTTGTATTAATACCATGTGGTACATAACTAACTTGCCAATCTGCTTTTGGTTTCCAAGTTGGTTTAGTATCCAATGCTGATAATCTTTTAATAATACCATACGTTTGACGAGAGATACACCCAATCCAATCACAACTCTCATAGTAATTACGATTGTATAATGGGTCTGGTAAATCATCCCAAATTGCGTAGAATAAAAGTGGAACGTTTTGTCTGATTTCATGTTCAATATCATATAACCATGTCCAATAACGAGGGTCAGTAAAGTGTAGGATAGCATCAGGTTGTTCTGCATTAATTAGTTGTCTAATTAAATCAGCATTACCATAACCATTCCAAGGAAGAATTTTTACACTAGCATCTGGGATACCATATGTTCTTTGAATATCTTCACTAACATCCAAAACCTTACCAGCCTCTGGATGATTAATTGCTGCACCTACCTGAAACCAATCGTATTTATGTGCCGTACCCAGCACCAATTCTTTTGACATAGTAGCAATACCACTAGCCATTCTTAAATCATCTGAAAGTAAAAGGATTTTTTTCTTTTTTGCCATAACTTATTTTGTTTCTTAAAATTGTGAACCTGAAATTTGTAGTTTTAAGTATTCGTTCATTTCTTCTCTAAATTCGATATCAGTCACATATCTCTCCACAGTTCTATTAACTAGCTTTTGAAGTGTAACATCCGAAGTAAAAGAAACTTTTTTGAAACTTGAATATACATCTTTCAGTATTTTCACTGTTGTCAGTTTTGTGTTTTCTTGATTCATCATTAATATATTTATATATATAAGTATAATGATTTAAAAAAAACATAAAATTTTATTTTGTAGCCTTTTTATCACATATTCCCCTATTCCCAAACTCACAAAACTTACAATTCTTTTTTGCTGCACCCGGTACTTTTGGAAATTCAATATCTTTAAACTTACCCTCATCATCAAACACAGTATTAATAAACTGCATAAACTCATCGTACACTTTTGTTACAGTTGGTGAACCATGTGCTGGAATATGCTTTGATACATGCGGAATTGGAAATGCCGAATCTTCCGGTAACTTTCTACGAAGTATTTGATACTCTACTTTAATTTTATTTAAAGGAATATTAAATAACTCTGAATAATATTTTTTGTATAAAAGAATTTGAGAGTTCTTCATCTTATCAGCTTTTTGATACTGATTCCATCCCATAGTGGATGTCTTAAGGTCAATAATGATAATTTCATTAGATGCCAAATCTCTAATAACGATATCTATGAATCCAATAAAGTGTACACCTGTTTTAATAGTTGCATTCAATGGAATTTCAATACCTACTAATTCAAATCCACTCTTAGAATAGAATTTGTGCATATGCTTATCTAACCAAGCTAAGATTCTTCTACCATCACCATAGAATTCTTCCAATTGAATTTGAGTGCAAGGAGTTCCTTCACTCATTTTTTCAGCTTCGGATTTATAAGCTTCTCTCATTCTTTCCAATAAGAGTTTATCTTTGTTGATTTCATCAGCCTGCTTTTTAGAAACACCATACATAACCGAAAGGTAATGTTGAATTGTTTCGTGCATAGCAGTTCCAAATATTGTATGGATGTTAGATGAACTCTCACCTAACTTATCTATGTAATTTAACTTATATTGATGCGGGCAACTACTCCACATAGAGTATTGCGAAAATGATACTTTTGCCATTATGTTTATTTATATAAAGATACGAAAATTATCCCAATAAACCAAATTAAACTTTGAGTTTTAATTTAGTAATTTGCTTTGGGTCAGTACCATAATTCTCTGCGATTTCCTTTATGTGCATTTTACCGCTTGTAGTTTCATAAAGGATTTTAAGATATTCTTCTGATTCGGTTTCTGATACCTCATAGAATTGTGCAACTAATTTAACAATCCAATCTTCATACTTTTCAGATGAAGCTGGTTTCATATATTTTAGAAATGCTCTTGTCTTTGGAATCAATCCTATCAAACATAAGTACATCGCTTTAGGCGGTGCCTCCTGAATGTAAGGTTGTATATCTGCAATTAGTTCTACCCACTCAGGTTTCATAGAAAGAAAACGGAGTATCATATAGTTACTCCATGTCTTTTTATCACTTTCATCAAGTGTGTCCCAATACTTTGGGTCTTTCTTATCCGTAATTGCGTTTAGATGGTCGAATAATGTTTTAGCCATATTATGCTTCTTCTTCTATTTTTAAACCCGGAGGTAATAATTCATTAAGTACTTCACCACAATCTCCACAAAGAAATAGTTCAACCGGCAGTACTTCATCTTTTGGTTTACCAGTTAATAACTTTGAAATCTTACGAAATCCAAACCCTTGTACAAAAACCTCACCACCACACTTCTTACATGCAATTGCTTCGGTTTTCTCTAATGAAATTGGTTTTTCTTCTTGTCCTCCTATTGGTTGTCCACCTGCTCCTAAAATGTTTGCCATTATATAATATTTAAAATTTGAATTAATGTTGCAGCTGCAATAATTTCTTTATCAATTGCTACTGCTGATTTACTTACACCATCTCCTAATAAAAGAATGATATTAGCTGTGTTTTCTCCACCATACTCATCTACCTTATCATATAACATTGTATATAAATCAGTAAAGTCCGTAACTTTAGAATCAATAAGAGCCTGTCTTACTTTCATATATTTGTTTCTCTTATCATCTTTTGAAGATAGGATGTCAATAATTTTATTTCTATAATCATTCTCTAATAGATTTTGTACATCTACTTTCAACTTACCTTTGATTGAGTTCAATTGGCAAGTATTAATAACCTTACGAATATCAGGATAAGCTGCGTCAATAATTGGAACTAAATCCTTAACTTCAAATTCCACTTCCTCATTCTTTAAGATTTTACTAATTTGCATAGCAACATCCTTTTTAGTTGGAGGTACAATTTGAAATGATTGACATCTACTTTGAATTGGGTCAATTACTTTCTCAACATAGTTACAAGTTAATATGAAACGGCAATGTGCTGAAAATGTTTCCATTAAGTTTCTTAAGATAGCTTGTGCGTTGTGAGTCATATAATCAAACTCATCCAATATAATAATCTTAAATGGTTTGAATCCCATTGAAGATGCAAAATTAGTTACTTTGTTTCTTACGGTATCCACATTATTCTCCGAAGATGCATTGATAATCATATAATCACATTCAATTGATTTTACAATTAATTTTGCTAATGTAGTTTTACCAGTACCGGCTTTTCCGTACAAAAGTAAATGTGGAATTTCGCCTGTTTCTAAATAACCTTCTACTTTTGATTTTAGATGTTCGTTACCTACATAATCAACAAGCTTTGATGGGCGATACTTCTCTACCCACAAATTATTATTTACCTTTTCTTCCGTTTGTTCTATAAACATATTTTATTTTTTATTTTCCAGTTGAACCAAATCCACCTTCACCTCTTTCAGTATCCGATAACTCATCTACTTCTTTAAACTCAATGGGAGGATGCGGTATAATCATAATTTGTGCAATTCTATCACCTACTTTATAATCATTCTCAGCAATTGAGTTTTGATTAATTTTATTGAATGTAGCTTGTAGTTCTCCTCTATATCCACTATCAACTACACCTACACAATTACTTAACATCAATCTAGTCTTTCTAACTGATGAACGAGGGAATATTAATCCTACGAAGCCGTTTGGAATTTCTAAAGCTAAACCAATACCATATGTAATTTGAGTATCGGTTTCTGATATAATTGATGTTGCTACTAAATCCATTCCAGCATCTCCACTTTTTGCATAAGATGGGATAACTGCATTTTGATTAAGCTTCTTTATTCGTACTTTCATTTTCTAAATTTACTTTTAATTGTTGTTCTCTAAGTTGTCTACCAGCATCGCTTAATTCTCTAGCAAATAATTTAAATGATTTGCCATTTTTATGAGTGAAGGTAATATAAGAATTTTTTGTATTAGATACAGTAAATATTACTTTAGGTTCTTCATCTTTATTCATATCATCGCCAGTCCAAGCAAATATTTGTGGTTCATCTTCATCAAACTGAAAACACCATTCACAATTTTCTAATTTTTCTTGTGTAAGTCCAATTGGTTCTAATTGAGTATTATCAATTACTTCTTCTACTTTTTTTGTTTTTTTACTTTTTGCCATAATTTTATTTTTATCTTCCTACTTCTGATAGATATTTAGCTTTCATTTCTTCCCAACTAATTCCAATAGCATCTATGTAGAATAAGTGTTCGGGTTTAATTCTTCCCTCATCATGTAGTTTTGTATATCTACTGATTGCATGTTTCTTCCACCATTTGTTGATGTACTCAGTACCTTGCTTAAACTTATCTTTAAGGATTAATTTATCTTCGGTAATTTCGTTTCTAAGATACTCACATCCGTTCTCATACATCATAGCCATATAAACACCTCTCTTAAATCCGTGATGATATTCAGTTGCCTTAATACCACACTCTTTAAAGATTTGTCCTAATATCTTTTGTTTGATACCACTAACAGGTCCGTTAGCTTCATATCCCATATTAGCACCATTACGAGCTCTTTCTCTAGTAATGTTTTCCAAATACCAATCATTTTTATTTTCCTTAATCCATTGATGCCAAGGGTCATAGAATTTATCATCCGGCTTTAAACTAATCTTACCAGCCGATTCACCCAATGTTTTGAAAAGTGGAATACCATTATATTGAGAGTGAATACCATACAAAGATGTTGTACCTACTGCAATCAATACGTTCTTATACTTTTCATTCCAATAGTTTCTAACTTCAGGTACAGTTGTCATCATAGCGATTAACTTACCACCTAAAAAGTTATAACCTAATGGCTGAGTACATACGATAGTAGAAGCGATAGTAGTGTTGTTTAATTTACCATCAACAAATTTATTATCCTTAGTCCAACCAATGAAGTTATCTCTAACTCCCATAGCGGTTACATCGGATGCTAATGAAATTTGTCCTAATAGTTTTCCACTTACTCTATCCTTTACATTAATCTTTACATTACGACCAGGGTTTGCTGTAAAATCCATTGTGTGAATCATACGTCTTACCGCTGCCCATTTAGTAGATTCCTTCGGGTCATCAACAATCTCAACGTAAGGGTCTAACAATTCAATTTCTTTTATCGTTAGCTCCTTATTGTTGATATCAGTTGGTTTCCATTGGGTATCATAATAAGATGCTATTTGGGCTTTGGCCTGAATCATTGATGGTTCTTGCAACTCCACCCACTTTTTGTATAGTGTTTGTTCTTGCACAGACATTGTCATCAGATAGTCCATATTCTCTATTAACTTTTTCTTTTCAGATTCAAAGTCAAAGATAGGTTTTTGTGGTTCAGTATCCCAAAAGCTCATATTAATTATTTAATTTCTACTAAGTAATAGTTTGAAGTGTAATCTCCATCAGTAAATGATACATGCGATAATCCTTTAGATGAGATTTTCAATGAAGATGTTTTAGAACCTTTGTTAGCCATTAAAATAGCTTTCAAATATTTTGCTGAGAAAGCAATTGGTTCGATATCTTCTTTAGCTGTTGCATCAACACCAATAGAAATTCTATTTGAGTTAATTGATGAGTAACCTAAGATAATTTCAGCCTTACCACTTTTGATAGTAAATGTGAAAGTATCAGCGTCAGCTAATGCTCCTTTTGATTTAATGAATTTATTTACAAACTCATCATCTAAAGCAACTTCCGTATCAAATGGAGGTAATGCTTTTAAATCAGGTACTGCGGGAATCACCGATGGTGCTGCTAACATATATTGTACCTTTGTTTTCTTATCTGAGAATTTTAATGCACCAGTCACTTCTTCTACAGTGATAGCATCATCTAATACACTCAATAAGCTTTTTAATTGTGAAGTAGTGTAAATACCAAATTCACCATTTGGAAATTCACCACCGACTACTGTAACATCACCTAATAAGGTTTTGTCATCTGAAATCATTCTTACCGATAAGTTCTTGTCATCGGATTTTACCATAACGGATTCAATCTCACCACCTAAGTTGTAACGATTAACGAAACCATCAAATTTGCCTTTGTTCATAATTGAAATTTTAATTTATGTTTTAATTTGTTATACAAATATACGAAAAATACCTGAAACTACCAAATCTTTTAGAAAGAAAAGAATTGTTCAGCTGTCTTTTGTGAGGAAAGTACTGCACCCCAACCTAAAGCCCCATAGAAGTCCTCCAGTTTCTTTAATAATTCCCTTTCGAAGATTTTATCATAATCGATATACGTTCTCACTAAGTCCATTATTTCATCAGGGTCATCATGTCCTTTGAATCCAACTGCATCTAACCCATATGGGTTTTGTTTTAGATATACCCACTTAATTTTATCACCATCTCTCATTGGAGCGTGCTTAGATGGGCATTTGAAGTGAACTAATAATTGATTATGTGCAATTGCTGCTTTAACGTGCGCCGGAGTTCCACTATTAAATTGGAACATTGCTCTATTATCTTTTTTCTTTGGAATGTATTTTGATATTTCTTTTACTGCAGAATTCTTAGCTATTGAAGTTACATCCATATTAACCAAATCCTTTTTGAAATCATATATCTTATCAGTTAGAACCATTTCAGTTTCACCTTTAAGAATATCAATTAATACGCCACTCATAAAGTTACGGAATTGTGCAGGATACGATGAACGAACTACGTCCAATCCCTTAACATCCAATCTATCAGTTGGAATTCCATTTTCCGCAATAATCCATTGAGCGTATCTTTTCTTTGCAATCCAAATACCACTTCTACTTACAAATTCTTTTTTAATTTGGAATCTATGTTTTTCTTTTGGTACATTGAATATTTTTTCAGCAAGAATGTTATAAAAGTTATTTAAGAAATCTTGCGTTTCACCAGCAATACCATCAACTAATAAAGCAACTTCACTATCCGGCATTTCTTTCCAATTCTTATGCCTATGGTCTAATAGGGGAACTGCTGAAAAGAATACCGAATCGGTATCAATGTAAATGTTATAATCATTTCCCACCGTACCTAACTCTTTATTGTACTTAATGTTAGCCATCTCCGCAGTTGATTTAATTACCGTCTGACCTGTTAGTGTTACCGCCTCAGCGTTATCCACATCATAGAAACGAAATGCAGGCAATCCCAATACTCCATATAAAGAGTTCAATAAGATTTTTTGTACTAACTGTCTTTTCTTATAGAATGCATATTTTTCTTTATCACCAGCTTCACCATATTTTTTCTCTAACTTACGGAACTCAACCCTTTGGTCAAACCATAAATCTAAAATAGCTGGAATACAACCTACTTTATCAGTAGTATATAATACACCATTAGAAGATACCGTATACTTACTTTCATCTAATAGCTTTCTTAAGTTTTCTTTTGTAATTGTTTTCTCACCAATAAAGAAAGTATCAATCTCACCTTTCATAAACTTTTGTGCATCCCAATTACTAATCTTTGCTACTTTTGTTTCTGGTGAAATGTTTGTAGTCATAATGATTGATGGATATAGTGAAGTTAAATCCAAGTCATATATCCAATCATACTTACCAACGATAGGTGCCTTCACATAAGCTCCAATGAATTTCTCTTGCTCATTATCTCTTAGAGCTTGCATCATCTCTTGTCTATCCGCAGGTTTGTTAGGTGCTACGATGTTCTTTCTCTTAAGATAACATAGCATCGCACCCTCTAAGAATTTAGATGAATAAACGAAATCTTCATAAGGTACATGTCCGGCGTGGCAAATACCTCTACATAAATCTACAAATTGTAATTTACGTTCCATATCAACAACCAACTGCACATCCACTAAGTTATACTCAATAAATTTATCAATATCGGTTTTAAATAACTCATCCAAATTACCAGCATATTCTACCTTACCTCTACCTAATTCTTTCATAGCTACCGTATCCAAACGATAGTTATCCATCTCAACATAAGTGTATGATTTATATAAACCAATGTAATCTAAATAAGATACACCAGCCATAAAGAATCTCTTACGATATGGAGACCAGAAACATTCCCCAATAGGTGATAACCTATTAGCGTGCTTTACACCCAATATTCTTTTCATACGATTATAAAGGTATGGAGTATCGAAGTAGTCTATGTTCCAGCCAGTTACAATAGATGGATTAATATATTCGTATAGTGAAAGATATTTCATACACATATCCCTCTCATCTCTAAAAGGAATTACCGTACGATTACCATTCTTACTTTCCTTCATCTTACCATCTTTGTCCATAATAAGAACCCAATAATGGTCAGTAGCTGAATCATGCAAACCTATCGCTGTAAGTTCGTTCTCTGCTTTCTCAACATCAGGCAAACCCGTATCCATTTCACACTCAATATCGTATGTTAAGATAACGTGTCCTTCCGATGGAATATCAGAATCGGTATATGTATCAACTAAAATACGTGTTGTTTCGGGTACATCAGATTCAAATAAATTCGGGTCATCTTTACTGAATTTAAAAATCTTACTTAATCGGTCACCATATAAAGAAGTATATTCTCCTCTTTCCGCTTTTTCATATGCGTACCTTGTATATGGAAATGAACGATAACCTAATTTATCATCCCACAAGTGTACTAAATTTCTCTCTCTTTGATAATATACGTTTTGATACATTTATTTATTTTAATTAACTAATTTATTATCCATTAAGTGTGGCATTTCAACCCACTCAAATCCAAACCCTCTTTCTTTAATCCAAAACTCAACCTCTTTATTATGTAGAGCTTGTACATTAGCATCCCACTCTTTTTTAGCCTTTGGAGTTGGATGATGGATTACCACAACTAATTTCTTTTTCTTATCATTTAGTTGATGTGCAATTCTAAAGTTAGTCATAAGCCTATCCATACGAATATGAGAGGATGATGTTATTTCAGAATGAGTATCTGATGATTTATAACTCTCACATGCAGCAATTAATGTAGGTCTATGTTTAGAACCCGTACCATACTCTATAAATATTTGATTACCCAACTGAAACTGCTTTTTCTCAATAGCATCTATGGCATTTGGAATAATTGTTTTTTTGATTTGGTTACTTGTAAACCCAACGGCTCTCAAATATTCAAAGTTCTCAGCTGATTCAGCTGGAAGACCTGTTGTATCATATACACCAACTATATACTTAACCGCATCAGATGGGGTTGAACTAACTTTACGAACCTCTGGTTCAGGGTTAAGTAAACCACCAATTGCTCTTAACTCCGTATTTGATAAATCCTTATGAATATCATATGGTACTCTAGCAACCTTAATTGTATGTGCTGATTTAGACCTATATACTGCTTCAATTGTATTGTTACCATCTCCAATTAAATCACGACGTTTTCCTTTAATTGTATTAGGTTCTAATCTACCTTCATATATTAGGATAGGATTACACATATCAGTATTACCCATTCTATCTTCAATTTTTTCTGTAACTGATTTAACCAATTCAGGAAGGTATTGAACATCTCTAACCTGTAATCTATCCAGTTTATAGATTTTTATTTTATCTTCTTTTATATAATCCCCATTTGCATCTTTACAATCAAAATCACCATTTTGAATTTGTGCAACAATTTTTTTAACTACATCCATTCGTAGCTTTTGTTTTATTGCACCACCATTACTTTTGTTATACCAGTCAATACTTGATTTGGCATCAGCTGCAGTTAATATAGCCGCTTCTCTAAATGACATTTGCGAATGGTCTCCATAATCCAATACTTCGTATTTGAATTTGGATTTACCATTTGTATATGCTTCTTTGAATTCTGGATTCTTTGATGAGTTGTAATAGAAATCCTCTACAAGTCCTTTGTGAATTCCAAGATACTTTTTACCATTATCTAAATTTGTAAATAAATACAAATACGATTCATAATGGTCAGGTGGAGTTGGAATATCCACATCCACAATTGAAGTTTTATTAATTAATTGTTGTTTGTAATCTTCTAAAATAGCGCTCATAATTTGTGTGTTTTAGGGTTTTAAATATTGTAATTGTTTACTATGTAAAGATACGAAAAATACCCGAAACTGCCAAACAATTATCGGGTATTTTCTAACTCATTGATTATCAATTAGTTACCAATCCACTCATATCCATTTTTAGTGAATTTTATATCCGGCATTTCCCTTAAAGTGTTCCTATAACCAGACCATTTAACTCTAACACCCCATCCCATATACTCAAGTATATCAAATTTATTGGTAACCTTTTTATCTTTAATAAAATCTTTAATCTTTAATAGTGATTCGGTTTCTTGCATTGTCTTCAATTCAAATACACTATCCCATCCGTTGAACCATTTAGCTATTCTTTCATTCCAAACCATATTCTTAGCTATTTCAGTTGTATCATATTCAATTGGATTATCTAACATCTCATTGAATCGTTTAATGAAATCTGCCCTACCATCATAAAGATAAGGATATGGAGTTGATGCTACACTAACCATTTCAGGATAACATAAATCATTTGGAAGTAAATAAGGACATCCAACAGAGAAACCATCAGTAGTTGATATACTCCAAGCTGAATAAGTTTGGAACGTACCTACACCAAATTTCATTTTAGATAGGAAATCCATATATTCGTTTCTACCTGTCAACTTAACTCTCTCATTCCAAAGCCTATCTATTTGTGCTAATGTTGTATATACTTTGAAATCTTGTCTTGTCTCCCAAAT